AAAAACCAACCTCATCCAAAGCCTCCTCTTGTTTCATTGCAGAACGTGCTACAACATCTTCGGCGGAATCAGAGATTGCATTGTTTTTTAAATACATCTCAAGGATTTTATCCTGTTCTTCAGGCGTCAGACTAGCAAAATCATTACCTAACTCTGCAGTATGAGACCTTCTGCCTTTTGTATTTGTAGCAGAATCCCAAAGCTGTTGTGCTTTTTTTCTTAACGGATCTTCTGGAGCATTTTCACGTAGCCATGCTCGTGCTTCATCAGTTTGACCAACAAGACGATTAGATTTACGCAATGAACTAGCAGTACCACCAAGCGCAGTAACAAGCCTACTAGCCCCCATAGCAAGGTCAGTTACAATACCAAGACCAAGATCTTCATTGATATTCTTTTGGCGTTTTACATCAGGACTGTCGCCTTCCAATGTAGCCATGCTATCAGGAATGAAATCAAAAGTCTTGGGAAAGCTTTGTTTCAATGTGCCTGACAAGTTATCTTCTTCGTATTCACTGCTAACAGCACCAACACCAAGACCAGCCAAGGCTTCAACACCACGTTCACCCAGAAAGCGGACAAAAGGGTTGCTGCCAAGTGACCAACCAACACGAGCGTTAGCAGCTACACCTAAACCTTTAAGAGCAGCACTACCTGTCATTGTAGGGACAACAACAGAGCTAATATTACGAACTGCTTCTGCTACGTCATTTTCATATTCACTGGGTTTTTTAATATTTACACCAGGTATAATATTAATTAAATCGATACCAAAATCTTGAATACCTTGTAAAAAGGCAGTATCTAATTCACCACCCTGTCTGCGTAGTTTCTCTAGATCAACTTCACCGCTTTCTGTTTTAAATGGACTGGTTTCTACTGGTTTTAAATCACCATCCGTAGATGATGCTTGTGGTTGCGTTTGTTTCGGCTGTCCTCCCGTAGGAGTAGATTCTTCCTGTTGTTGTTGAGCTTCCAGAGCAGCTTGCTGTTCAGCAGCTTGCCGCTCCAGATCTAACTGAGCTTGAAAATTAGGATCTAATTCAAACTCACCAGGATCCTCCCGAAACCTTTCGCTAGGATCATAATTCATAGTTATTTAATGCTGTATGGGTCAAGACCAAGTACTTTGTATAAATGTTCAGACCATGCTTGCTCTTCAGACACTGGTAGAGTTACTGGGGGTGCTACATCAATAGCTCTATACGCACCATGAGCCTTAGGGTCACCTGGTCTGTACGTATCGGTTACCCTATAAGGTTTACCAGTCCAAGGGTCAATAGTGTTATTCAATAGTTTTTCCATCCGTAGAACTTCTTCCTTAGAACTTAGTTCAAAATGGTCGTGATATTTACGCCCACCATGACCATCTGGGTCATAAACTCTTGCACCATCTGCTGAAGTTTGAATACCAGGGTTACCGGTTACAAGCTGTCTGAAGTTAAACCGCAAGTTACTTGATGTATTCAGGGCTTGAGTACCACCACCATACTTATAGTACGCTTTCATGAACTTTATGCCGTGGTTAATCATTTCACGTTCTTTAGCGTCGTTATAACGTACGCCAGCAGCGTATTCATCATAGGCACCAGGTCCAGCGTTATACGCCATAGCAGCAGCTTTTACGTCACCGTTGTACCTTTTAATTAAACTAGCAAAGAACTTAGCACCGTAGTTTAGACTAGCTTGTGGGTCTTTCCAATCATTGGTTTCAAAAAACTCTGGGTGAGAAGAGCGATGAATCTGCATCAAACCAAACGAACTGCCATTGTAGCTTGGTGTGCCTGGATTCCAACCACTTTCAATCTCTGCCATAGCAGCAACCAATGCAGGACCAATCCCAGCTGCTGTTGCAGCTTGCTGAACCATCGGGGCATACCCACCAGGAACTAATTCAGGTCTGAATCCACTAGAAGACATACCACCCATAGCACGAAGTGAACGTTGAAAGCTTGGTGTTTTAAATAGCAGCTTTCTAAATGCAGGACTTGCTTCTCCAACAACTTGCATTGATGGTGGTGGTGGTAAGGGTTGCATACCTAATGCCTCCAATTGTGCGTTGATAATTACAAACGGGTCTCCACCATTAGACATAGCAGCAACAGCTAGTACATCACTTGGAACAATAAACCTTGCAGTACCATATGCAGATACTATCTCGTTAGCTTCAGCTCTGGTAATAATAGATTCAGGAGTAGTAATAACTTTAGCCACACCGTCTCTAATAACCCTTTCTTTCAAAAGTTGGTAACGCTCATTAGCAGTTTTAACAGCACTGGCTTGGTTTTTACTTAAGTTTGGAAATGTAGCTTCCTGAGTTTTTGGATCAATCTTACGGTACCATCGTGATTGATCGTCATTAAATCCAGCCTTAACTTCAGCAGCAAGTTCCTGACCAATTTGATTAGAAGCAACATTAAAATTAGCACCACCAGCTACAGCTTCATCAACACGTCGCCTATATTCTGCACGCATCTTATTTTGTAAAAAGATGCTACCAGGGTTGTTTGGTTTGTTAGTACCAAAGGTGGTTAAACCATTAGCAACAGACGTGAATGAATCAGATATATCCTTAAAGGTACCACTATTATAACGTTGCTCCTGTAAAGCATATTTCTGACCAAGGCGTTGTCCAGCTTGCCAGTCAAGACCAGCCAAAGCATCTACATCCTCTTGTTGAATAAGACCAATTGGAATTTCTTCAAGACGTTCAATTTGTTTCGCCTTATCAATAGCTTCGTTGGTATATGATTCACCAAATTTTACAAGAACTGGTGGTAAACCTCTATCAGAATACTTTTTCAGGAAAAAGTCTTTAGCCGCTTCAAAGTTAGCTTTAGTCGGGTCAGCAGCAAGACCCTTCATGATTCTATTTAAGTCTTTTTGATACGCAATATCGTCCGCCTGGTTCTGTGCTGCAAGGAATCTATTAGTATCCACCAGTCGTGCTTGTTGCATTTTTTCATAGCGAGCTGCCCATTCTTGAGAGAATGGTTTACCGGTACCTTTAAGGTCTGCGTTACCAAGTTGCTCCATGGTAAACAAAAACTCACCATTAGGACCACGTTCAGTAGCTAAAGATTCGTACCTATCTAATGCTCCACTATAACCAATATTTGGGTTACGTGCCCAGGTTCTAAATGAAGACTGTACGTTTTGTTCAAATTGTGCTGGGTTATTAGTAAGATTAGTACTAGCTATATCAGCCTGCATTTCATACAGGTTGTTGGTTTCAGTCCTACGAGCTTGGAGCACATAACTTTGGTTGGTTTGACGCATAGCAATCAAACCATTTCTCAACATCTCAGGGCGATACCCTGCAGACCTTAACCCACTACTTTCAAAGAAATCACGTTGAAATACAGCAATAGAAGCTGCAGTATCACCAGAACTAGAAAGTAACTCAGAGTTTTTTAAAAAATATTCTTGTAATTTTTGAGGATATACAACACTCAATAAGTAGTTTGCATCAGCTTGTTTCCTAGCATATTGAGCACCGGCACTCATGCTACGAGCTTGTGCTACACCAAGTGGATCGGCACCTTTAGCTTCTGCTTCATCAATTTTTGATTGTTGTTCTTCAGTAATAGCTGCTAACTCACCTTCTCCTTTGATTTGAGTGATGGTCTCATTAGAAGAAGGGTCGTACTCAATCAACTCACGAGCATAATCTTCATCAAATCGTTGTTGCTCAAGTTCATTGATTTTTTTAGCAGCAGTTTCACTTAAGTTAGCAACTGATTTAAATACAGTTGTAGCCTCCCTTTGTTTTTCTTCAAAATTTGCAACACTTGTTTGTGCGTCAAGACTCAATTGACGTACTTTTTCGTTTGCGTTTGTTCCAGCAATTGCTTGATTTTCTCTAAGAGCACGCCTAGTATAATCGGCGTTTTCTTTCATTGCCGCTTGAATCCTTTGCCGGTCCTGAATTTCAGCATCACGTGCAGCACGCATACCTTGAGCAACACGGTCACTTTCTTCACGCATCCTTGCAATGTTCTGTCCACTGACCTGAACAGGCGTAAATCCTGCAGGTCTGGCAGCCTTTCTATATTGTGCTTGTGCCATAAATTAAAATCCAGGTTGAGAATCACTAGGTTTAAGCTCCGGTTTTGGTGTAAATGCTTTACCAATTGCAGGTGCAGCAGTTTCAAGACCACTGATAAGTGGAGCAAAGACACTCTGCTGACGTGGAGCACCAATAGCTTGTGGCAGAACCTTCATAGGTTCAACCCAGATGCGTTCAGGAGCTTGGGTAGGTGTAAGCAGATCAGGCAGCTTTTCAGGACGTAACATCATCGATGCACGTGCTTGCATATCAGCGTTATAACGCCGCATACCGATGTCACGTAAATTACGATTTGTTTGCTTTACAGAACTAGTAAGACTAGCGCTCATGATTGCAGCATTACGTCCAACATCAGCTAACGTAGATTGCAATGCTTTGTTACGTGACACACCAGCTTGACCCATTGCAGCTCGTCCTTCATTGGTTATCCTATCAACAAGCATACCTTGACGGTTAAAAGCATCTTCAATGTAGATTTCATTAAGAGCTGCTTGCTCTTGTTCATAAGCTTGTTGAGCGGCTAATGCATTATAAGTCAACTGGTTTGTCGTATTCTCAACTGACTGACCATACTGCTTTACAGTCTGTAAGTATTGAAAGTCTTGAATACTTTGATTATATTTCCACTGCCGTTGAGCAGTTTCAAGTTCATACTTACGAGTGTTGTAGTAGTTTTGTTTATCAGCTTCAAATACTTTTCTATTGTATTCGTTCTGTAAATCAGCAGCTTCTTCTGCTGCTTCTTTCTGTTCTTCGTACGCCTTTTCGGCTGCTCTATTTTGTTTGTCAGCTTCAGTGGCACCAAAGATACCGCCAGCGATGGATGCTACAGCGCTAATTGCAGTAAACGGGTCAAATGCCATCTCCAACCCAGATTCAGCTAGCTGTTCATCCAGGAGGTTGAAATTTTTATTCAATTCAAACATTAAGTCCTCCTATAGAATCGGGGAGAATAGTTACCTTCCCACATCATTGATACTAACGACACAGGATATGGATAATTACTTGTCACTTTTAATTCAAAGTTAGTGTTACGTCGATGGACGGGTACAGTAAATACACGTTCAGATACTACGGGATTGGTGTCTCCAGAGTAGTAATTAGCCTCTGCTGTATGTTGGATGTTACTCCAATCATTAGCACCAGCTGCTTTAATCTTAAATGTAACAGCACCTGTTTTACCAATAGAGAATTTAACCCTAGAAATAGTTAAGGTAGCTGTGTAGTCAGTTGTAGCCTCCTTACGTCTGAAGTAAAACTTAGGAAGTGTAGCTTCAAAGTCATAGTTATAACCAACTACAATACCGTCAGCATAACCAGAGAAGTCACCTTTTACTTCAAAATATCTAAATCCTGTACCAATCTCTGTACGCTCTGTAGCAGCCGCCCAATACCCTTGATCA